TTAGGTACCGCTCACGTTACTACCACCACCGCGAATACCTTTATTCCGGAAATTTGGAGTGACGAAATTATCGCCAGCTACAAGAAGAACCTCGTTGCTGCAAACCTCGTTAAGAAGATGAACTTCAAGGGCAAGAAAGGTGACTCGATTCACATTCCTTCGCCGACCCGTGGTAACGCTTCTGTTAAATCTGCTCAAACTCAGGTGACCCTGATCGCCGCTACCGAGAGCGAAGTCGTTGTGAACATCGACAAGCACTACGAGTACTCGCGTCTGATCGAGGACATCGTTGAAGCTCAAGCTCTGGCTTCGCTGCGTCAGTTCTACACTGATGACGCTGGTTACGCTCTGGCTCGCCAAGTTGACACCGATCTGGTTCGTCTGGGTCGTGGCGTTAACGGCGGTGACGGCACTGCTGCTTACACTGGCGCTTTCTCTGGCGCTGACGGCACTACTGCTTACACCGGCACCGCTGGCGCTCTGACCGATGCCGCTATCCGCCGCTCGATTCAGCGTCTGGACGACAACGATGTTCCTATGGACAATCGTTTCCTGATCGTTCCCCCTAGCACCCGTAACACCCTGATGGGTATCGCTCGCTTTACCGAGCAAGCCTTTGTTGGTGAAGTCGGTGGCGCTAACACCATCCGCAACGGTGAAATTGGTAACGTGTACGGCATCCCCGTGTTCGTGACCTCTAACGCTGACGCTGCTACCGATGGTGACCGTATCTGCTTGCTGGCTCACAAGGACTTCGCTGTTCTGGTAGAGCAAATGGGTGTTCGTTCGCAGACTCAGTACAAGCAAGAGTACCTCGGTACGCTGTTCACCTCTGACATGCTGTATGGCGTGAAAGAACTGCGTGACGGCTCTGCTGTGGCTCTGGCTGTTCCGGCTTAAGCGTAGCTAAATAGTTGCCCCTTCGGAGATTCCTCTGAGGGGGCTTCTGTGTATCTACTCCAACAATAAAGGAACAATAGATGGCGTTATTCAAATGCACAAGCTCAGGTAATATCTTTGAGTTCAAACATGAACATGATATTCAAGCAATGCGTAAGCATCCTGAGTACGAAGAAGTAAACTACATTTTCGTTAAAGAACAGGAAAAGGCGGAGCCAGTTGAAGCGCAAACAGAAAAGAAACTTGGTAGGCCTCGTAAAGTTAAGGAATAAACACTATGCGTGAGTTCTCAGTAGGTCATAACCTAACAGCTACTGTAAAAACTACTTGTTATACTGTACCTACTGGATACTATGCCAAGTGGAGCCTTTGCTATGTAGTTAACCATTCGGGCAATAACAAGTACATCGATGTTGTATGGTACGATAAAAGCAGTAACATTGAAATCCGTGTACTGGATAATTATATTCTTAGTCCTACGCAGTTTGTAAAGTTTGATGGTGGGGCTTATGTAGTATTAGAAGAAGGCGATGAAATCCGAGCTACTTCAGAACTAGCGTCTGATATGAGCATCCTCAATACTGTTGAATTAATCCGTAAATAATTATTGCGGCTTTGAAAACATATTCTATAAACATTGGAGTTTAAGATGGCTTATTCGCAAGATTGGGTTAATCAATTAGTTCAAGAAGCCGCAGCAGCCGCAGGCGGTACGCTTTCTTATGAGGATGCTGTAAGGGCTGCTTCTAGTTTAGGTATCCCTGCTTCTCAGATTGATGCTGCTTTATCTACAGGGGTAATTTCTGCTCCTACGTCTTTTGTGCCGGGTGCGTCTTTTTTGCCGGGCGTTGAAGAACGCATCGTTGATATGGGCGAAGGAACTCGATCTGAGTTCTTTGTCAGGGGCACTGATATTCCTGTTGATGCTCCTACTTATACGGAGCGATGGGACTTAGCCCCAATGACAGAATCATCTATGGGACCTCTTGTCCAAAATGATTATGTTGTTTATGACGATCAAGCAGGCGGTGAGTTCGTTTATTCGCCTACCGGAGAGTATAAAGGGTTTATTCCCGGTGAGCGTAGAAGTGGTTTAGGTGGCTTCTTGACCGAAACAGGCCAGCAGCTTGCCCCGATCATTGCTATGGCGGCTGCTCCGGGTTTGAGTTCTGCTTTTGCTTCTTTGTTCCCATCACTTAGTCAGGCTGCGGTTGCAGGTCTGACGGGCGCAACCACAGCAGGCGGCGGAACTTTGCTGTCTGGTGGTTCATTTGAAGATGCTCTCAGGAATGCAGCTTTAGCGGGTGGCTTGTCTTACGGCGGTGCTTCTTTGTTTGGAGGAGAAGGTGCTACAGGCTCTACACAGATTACTGATCGTCAAATGGCTATTGCTGATGCTAAACAGTTAGCCGATGCTGGTCTTTCACAGGCTCAAATTGCAGATGTATTGGCTGCATCAGGATTTAACGAGGCCATAGTTAACCGTGCTCTTGGTTCTTTAGGACCTTTGCCTACTAATGGTGTTGTGGTTACTGCTCCTACTCTTCCTGTTGCTAATCCTGCCGGTGCTGTAGGAGGATTGCTTACATCTACTCCAGTTGTGACACCTGTTGCTCCTCAGCCTCCGGTAACTTCTCAGGTAACTCAACCTGTTGAACAACCTTCAACACCTCCTTCTCAAAATGTTTTAGTTACAGGGTCTCGTCCGTTAACAGGTATTGAGTATGCTCTTGCAAATGGGATGACAGCTGCTCAATATTACAATAATATTCGTAATTGGTTTGCTGCAAATCCTAACGCTACTCAAGCACAGATTGAAGCTGCTAAAAATGAGTATGGCGTCACTGATGAAGAAATAAACACAGCATTAGATAGAAATTTACAGGTTACAGATACACGTCCACAGACTCCTGCACCTGTAATTCCTGTTATTCCGTCAGTACCTCCTACTACACCGGGGTTATTGACACCTACTACTCCTCCTACATCTCAGTTACCCGGAGCAGGTGAAAGAGTGGAAGTAGTGAATAATAGACCAACCACGCCTGTAATTCCTATTATTCCGTCAATACCTTCTGTTACGCCAACCGTTCCTCCTACATCTGAATTACCCGGAGCAGGTGAAAAGGTTGAAATAGTGGACAAAAAGGAATCTAAACCTACTATTCCATATACCCCTATTACAGAAGTTCCTGTACAATCACCTATTACAGATATCTCAAAAATAGAGATTCCTGAAATTGTATCAGATAATTCTAATCTTACATTGTCTGACCTACTAAAAATAATTAGTTCTTTAGGCTTATTAGGTGGTGGTTTAGGAGTTGGTGGCGGAGGAGGTGGACAAGGAACTGGTACTTTTGTTCCTCCTACACAAGGTGTTCCTCAGTATTCTAGCGATTATTATAATGCTATTCAACGGTATTATGACGCTTATCTTCCTGCAGTGCCTCGTGATGTTGCAACGCCTTTACAACAATGGTATGAATCTAAATTTGGAGCTTAAATGAGCGCAACTATCATTACTAAGAATAGTTCTACAGCTTCTGCAGTACCTGCTGCAGGCTCACTCGTACAGGGTGAGTTAGCTGTAAACGTAACTGATAAGAAACTGTACACCAAAGACTCTGGTGGTACGGTTCAAAAGCTTGTAGGCTCTCTTGGTAATCAAGAAGCCAATGCAGTAGCTATTACCGGAGGCACAGAGTCTGGTGTTGCTATTACTGGTGGCACGATAAACAATACTCCTATTGGTGCCACTACAGCTTCTACCGTTCGTGGCACTACTGTGACAGCTACCACTGGTTTTACTGGTGATTTGACTGGCAACGTTACGGGTAACGTCACAGGTAATGTTACAGGCAATGTCACAGGTAACGTGACAGGTGACTTAACAGGTAACGTGACTGCTTCTAGTGGTACCTCTACTTTTAACAATGTGACCATTAACGGTACTCTGGACATGAACTCCGGTTCTGCAGGTACTATCACTGGTCTGGCTACCCCTAGCGGTTCTACAGACGCTGCTAACAAAGGCTATGTAGATACGGCTATTAGCAACCTGATTGGAACTGCTCCTGCTACTCTGGATACGTTAGGTGAGATTGCTGATGCGCTTAACGATGATGCTAACTTAGCAGCCACGTTAACGGCCTCTATCGCCACTAAAGTGTCTAAGTCTGGTGATACCATGTCTGGTGCTCTGGCTATGGGCACTAACAAGATCACCGGTTTAGGTGCGCCTACTGCTTCTACCGATGCAGCTACCAAGGGCTATGTTGACACTGCTGATGCACTAAAGCTGAACTTGTCTGGCGGTACTATGACAGGCGGCATTGTCATGGGCGCTAATAAAGTAACTAGTACTGCTACGCCTACCAGTGACGATGATCTGACCCGTAAAGGTTATGTGGATAGCATTCTAGGTTCCGCTACTTCAGCGGCTGCTAGTGCTGCTGCTGCTGCTACTTCTGAGACAAACGCAGCCAACTCTGCCACTGCAGCGGCCTCCAGTGCTACTGATGCAGCCAACTCTGCCAGTGCTGCAGCAGCCAGCTATGACAGCTTTGATGATCGTTACTTAGGTGCTAAGTCTTCTGCACCTACCGTGGACAATGACGGTAATGCTCTGCTGACTGGAGCTATCTACTGGAACTCTACGAGCAATACGTTGTGGGTATGGACCGGTTCTGCATGGTCACAGGCTGCTCTGACTGCTGGTAGTTTTGCTACTCTGGCAGGCACTGAGACACTGACGAACAAGACCATTGAAGCAGGAACATTCACTAACGGCTACACGGAAGAGGTTGCTACGGCTAGCACTTCTACGTCCTACACCATCGACTTGGCTAACGGTTCTGTTCAGATTCTTACTTTGACTGGCAACTGCACCTTCACTTTCCCCACAGCCACAGCTGGTCGTAGCTTCATCATGATCCTGAAGCAAGACGGTACAGGTTCTCGTACCGTGACTTGGCCTGCTGCTGTGAAGTGGCCCGGAGGTACTGCTCCTACGATCACCAGCACAGCATCTAAGGCTGACAAATACATCTTCACTGCTGATGGCACGAATTGGCTTGGAAGCAATGCTGGCCAGAACTACACAGTTTAAGGAGACTTGATGTTTTCAAGTAATACTTCACAGGTGTCCTCTGACGCCACCTACATCGAAGACGTCTTCAGCACTTGGCTCTACACCGGCAACGACTCTACGCAGACGATCAACAACGGGATTGATCTGGATGGTAAAGGTGGGTTGGTTTGGATCAAGAACAGGAACAGTGCCAACTCACACGGCTGGTGGGACACAGTGCGAGGCGCTGGAACTGGGAGCGCTACTGCATCGAACAGGGCGTTGTCGTCTAACCTGACTGATGCACAAGGTCTTGCAAGTCTTCCTTCCGCAAACAGCGATTACTTGTCAGCCTTTACTGCATCCGGATTCACTGTTGTTGACCCCGGAATAGCGAATGAAATTGCAAACGCCGGAGGCCAGACCTACGCCTCATGGACCTTCCGCAAGCAGCCGAAGTTCTTTGATGTGGTGACTTATACGGGGGACTCTACCAACAACCGACAGATTAGCCACAGCCTCGGCGCTACTCCCGGCTGCATCATTATCAAAATAATAAACGGAAATAATAGCTGGATTGTTTGGCATAACTCGCTCCCCACACAGGCAGGCGAACTGAACGCCACTGGTTCGTTTTTGAGTGCTTACTACACAAACTTGCTTAATGGCGCTCCCACGTCTACGACATTCACCGTCAGTCACAACGGATTCAATACCACAAACGAAACCGGATACACCTACGTCGCCTACCTCTTCGCCCACGACGCAGGAGGCTTTGGCCTGACTGGCACGGACAATGTGATTTCGTGTGGGTCGTACACAGGCAATGGCTCTACAACTGGTCCAACAGTTTCGCTCGGCTATGAACCGCAGTGGCTTATGATCAAGAATGCCAGCGGCACTGGCAACTGGCAGATCATTGACAACATGAGGGGTATGCCTGTTGGCTCGGCTGATGCAGCGCTGCAAGCAAACTTGAGCAACGCTGAATCATCTGTTGATTACGTTAGCCCAACAGCCACAGGATTCCAAGTTGTCTCAACAAGCTCTGAAGTAAACACCAACGCATCCACCTACATCTACATCGCCATCCGTCGCGGCCCGATGAAGACGCCGACAACGGGGACGAGTGTGTTTAGTCCTATCTTGTCTAGCGACGCTCAAGGCACCCAGCAAACTACAAACTTTCCTGTCGATCTTCAGGTAAGGGTGAGGCCGGGGACGACATCAAACCGAGCCTTTTCTGATCGCTTGCGGAGCGTTAGCACGAATACCACAAGTTCTGGCCTCTTGTTGTACAGCAACAGCACCTCCATCGAAGCATCTGATTCTGGAGCCACTCTATTCTGGAATAGCACGGGGTTTCAAATACCACCAAACAATGGAGGCTTCAATTCTATTTACTGGAACTTCCGCCGCGCCCCCGGCTTCTTTGATGAGGTGTGCTACACGGGGACGGGTGTTGCAAGGACGGTGGCGCATAACTTGGGTGTTGCGCCTGAGTTGATGATTGTGAAAAAGCGCAGCGCCGCTGATGCATGGATTGTTTATGCCAACAACGACAACACCGATTATTTGGTATTAAACACCACTGCTGCAACGGTTGATAACAATACAATTTGGAACGACACCAGCCCCACATCCAGCGTCTTTACTGTAGGCACCAATGATGACGTGAATGGTAATACGGCTACGTTTGTCGCCTACCTCTTTGCCTCCTGCCCCGGCGTGAGCAAGGTAGGGAGCTACACAGGCACTGGCACGACACAGCAGATCAACTGTGGCTTTACAGCGGGTGCTCGGTTCGTGCTGATCAAGCGCACTGACAGCACAGGTGATTGGTACGTCTGGGATTCTGCCCGTGGCATAGTGGCTGGTAACGACCCATATCTGCTGCTCAACAGCACAGCGGCTGAAGTGACAAACACCGACTACGTTGACACCTACGCGCAAGGGTTTGAGATCAGCAGCTTCGCGCCTGCTGCAATCAATGCCAACGGCGGGACCTTCATTTTCTTGGCGATAGCCTGATTGGAGTAACACATGGAAATCTATATTCGTAAATCTGGGCAGGTGGTGACGGAATCTGAATTCCGCGCCATGCACCGCAACACCTCGATGCCACTGCAATTGTCTGAGGCACTGCTCAACGACTTTGGTGCTGATGTGGTCTTTGAAGGCCCGCAGGCGTCTGGCGGTGATCGCTACCAGTACAGCCAGCGTCAGGGCGTGGAGCAGATCAACGGCAAGTGGTACACCAAGTACATGCTGGGGCCGATTTTCACCGACACCGAAGAAGCCACAGCAGCCGAGCAGGAAGCGGCCTACAAAGCCATGAAGGATGCTGAGCAGGCTAAGGCTGTGCGCGATGACCGCAACAAGCGCCTGAGCGATTCTGACTGGACACAAGTCGCAGACGCACCCGTGGACAAGGCCGCATGGGCTACGTATCGGCAGGCGTTGCGCGACATCAGCGCACAAGAGGGCTTCCCTTGGGAAGTTCAGTGGCCTACACAGCCGGAGTAAATTATGCCTCTCAAAAAAGGTAAGTCAGATAAAACTGTCAGCGAGAATATCTCTAAGATGGTAAAAGAAGGTAAGCCACAAAAACAAGCTGTTGCTATTGCTCTCAATGAAGCAGGTCGCTCTAAGCCTAAGCGCGGTGAACGTACAGAGAAAAATAAACGTAAAAAGAGTTGACAAACAGTACTAAATATGGTACAATGTTTGTGTTTATAAGGAACTTTAAGGATGTCTACAACGTACTTACAACTGGTTAACAATGTTCTAATCCGTTTAAGGGAGAATGAAGTATCTTCTGTTGGGGATACTCCTTATAGTTCCTTGATTGGTGTCTTTGTTAACGATGCTAAACGTGAAGTAGAAGATGCTACTAGCTGGCAAACTTTAAATCAGACTATTGTAATTCCTACGGTATCTGGTACACGTAATTATACTTTGACTGGATCTGGTCAAAGATTCAAGACAAACCAAGTATTAAACGATACTGAAGATACTGAAATGCGTCAAGCTCCGGGTAACTGGATTGATCGTCAGTATTACTTAGCTGAGGTACAGAATGCTGCTCCTATCTACTATAACTACAGTGGTGTTGATTTAAATGGAGACACTCAAGTGGATGTCTGGCCTCAGCCTGATGGAGTATATTCATTACGCTTCGATCTGAACGTACCTCAGTTAGATTTATCCGCTAACAGTGACACAGTTAAAGTTCCTGTTCATCTTGTGCAGCTTCTTGCGTATGCTAAAGCAGTTGCAGAGCGTGGTGAAGATGGGGGTATGAACTTCTCTGAAATTTATCAACAATATCGACTTGCCTTAGCTGATGCTATTGCTTTGGAGCGTAACAGATACGGTGAAGACGTTATCTGGGAAAGTGTATAAACATGGTAGCAAAGTTACTTACGACAAGTATAGCTGCTCCGGGATTCATGGGGTTGAATACACAGGACTCCTCTGTATCCCTTGAAGCAGGTTTTGCAACGGTAGCTAATAACTGTGTTATTGATAAGTTTGGTCGTATTGGTGCTCGTAAGGGATGGACAGCAGCACATGCATCAAATGCTGATCTAGGTACAGCCAATGTAAAAACTATTGGAGAACTGATAGATGCGGCTGGTAACTCTTATGTATTAGCTGCAGGTAACAATAAACTGTTTAAGCTTGTTGGAAGTACTTTGTCTGTCCTTACGTACGGTGGCGGTGGTGTAGCTCCTACGATTACAGACAGTAACTGGCAGATGGCTCCTTTGAATGGTTGTCTGTATTTATATCAAGCTGGTCATGACCCTCTAGTGTTTGATCCTGCGGTCAGCACAACACAGTATCGTAGGGTGTCTGAGAAAACAGGCTATGTAGGTACTGTGTCTCAGAACAACTGTGTAATCAGTGCTTATGGTCGTACATGGAGTGCTAACAACAGTGCTCACAAGAGTATGGTGCAGTTCTCTGATCTGTTAGCAGGACACGTTCTGAGCACTGGTACAGCAGGAACTTTAGATATTACTGAGATATGGCCTGCAGGTTCAGATGAGATTATTGCTCTAGCTGCTCACAATGGATTCTTGATTATCTTTGGTCGTAGGCAGATTCTGATCTACTCCAATGCAACAGATCCTTTTAACTTATCTCTTTCAGACGCCATTACAGGTACAGGCTGTATTGCTAGAGACTCTGTTGTTCCTACAGGCTCAGACATTATCTTCTTGTCTGAATCCGGAGTCAAGTCTCTTATGAGGACTATTCAAGAGAAGTCTGCTCCTCTCCGTGATCTTAGTGCCAACGTACGTGATGATCTTGTATTAGAAGCATTACTAGAAACTCCTGCAGATATTAAAGCAGTGTATTCTGACAAAGATGCCTTTTACTTGTTGTCTTTCCCTGATCGTCAGTTAGTGTATTGTTTTGATACACGAGTGACGCTCCAAAATGGTGCAAACAGGGTTACTACATGGGACGGTTTAGTTCCTTATGCTTTCTGCTATACACGTAGCAAAGAGCTACTGGTAGGCAAGGAAGGGTATATTGGTAAATACGATACCTATCTTGATAATGCCAATACGTACACAATGAAGTACTATACTAACTACTTTGACTTCCAAAGCCCTACGGTGGTAAAGATCATGAAGAAGGTAGGTATTACAGTGATTGGTGGTCAAGGCTATCCTGTAGTGTTAAAGTTTGGATTTGACTATAGTGACATTTTGAACAGTCGTCAGTTCAATCTTGCCAATGCTACAGTTGCTGAATATAACATTGCTGAGTATGCATTAGCTGAATATGGTGGCTCTGCGTTTGATAACAAGATTATCAATATCGGAGGCTCTGGTAAGGTGATTCAGCTAGGTTTTGAAACCATTGTCAATCAAAAACCAGTATCTATACAAAAACTGGATGTATATGTTAAGACAGGAAAGACACGATGAGTAACTACACTAAAGCCACTAACTTTGCTGTTAAGGATGGTCTTACTACAGGTAATCCAAATAAGATCATTAAAGGCACTGAGATTGACACTGAGTTCAATAACATTGCTTCTGCTGTTAATTCTAAAGCTGATGCTAATAACTCTGCTCTGACAGGTAACGCTACAGCAGTTAACTTAACCGTATCTGGAACATTTACTGCCACCGTGAACGGAGGGACTTACTAATGGCTAGTTTAGCTGATCTTTTTACAGGTTTGCTTGGTACGGCAGGTAGTATTTATACTGCTAATCAGCAAGCCAATGCTGTCCGTGATGCTGCTAGCCAAGCTGCTCAGGCATCTCAGTTCCGTCCTGTGGGTATCACTACCCGCTTTGGTCGTAGTGGTTTCCAGTATGATCCTGCTTCTGGTCAATTAGTAGGCGCTGGCTATCAAGTAGCTCCTGATGTGGCTGCTATGCGTGAAGGCTTGTTAGGTCTTGCTGGAGGTCAACTCTCGCAGGCTCAACAGGCTCAGGCTATGGCTCCTCAAGTGAGTCAAGCTGCTCAAGGTTTATTTAACTTAGGTCAGCAGTATGTTGCTCAGACACCACAAGCTGCAGCACAGCAGTTCATGTCTCAGCAGCAGCAGTTACTTGCTCCGGGTCGTGAACAAGAGCTTGCACGTTTTAGCAATGCTGAATTCAATCGTGGTACGATGGGCTTAGGCGTAGGCGCTACTCAGGCAGGTTATCAAGAAGGTGCTCCGGGCTTAGCAGCCTCTAATCCTCGCTTTGCAGCCCTGTACAATGCCCGTGCTGCTCAAGATGCTCAGTTGGCTGCTCAGGCTCAGCAGGCAGGTATGCAGCAAGCTCAGTTTGGTCAAGGTCTGTTAAGCAATGCTCTTGGCTTACAAGGCCAAGGTTATAATCTTCAGACACAAGCTCTTGCTCCGTTTACAAACTATCTTACAGGTGCTGGTAACATTGAAAACATGGGTCTTCAAGCCCTCACTCAAGGAACAGGCTTAGGTAGTGCTATTACTGCTGGCGCTACTAATGCTGCTACTATCCAACAACAAGCTGCTAATCAAGCTGCTCAATTAGCTGCTATGCGTAACCAAGCTGTTGTCGGTGGATTACAAGATCCGGTAGCTGCTCTTATCGGTGCTTTGACTCGTTAAGGAATAATATAAATGGCAACACAATTACCTAGTCTCTTTGGCACTGCAATGGATCCTGAGCAGATGGCAGAAGCTCGTGCTCTGCAGTTCTCTCAGATGTCTCCACAGCAACAGATGCAATACAACATCTACCGTAATGTTAATCGTTTAGGTCGTGGTGTTGCCGGACTGTTAGGTGCTGAAGTAGAAGATCCTACGATGAAGAAGGCTTCGCAGCTTCGTCAGTTAGCTTCTCAGTTTGATACGACTACTGCTGAGGGTATGATGCAGTATGCACAGGCTCTGCGTAACATTGACCCTCAGTTGGCTGTGCAGGCTGCTCAGCAGGCTCAGGCTATGATGTTACAAAGTGAGAAGATTCGGACACAAGAAGCTCAAACAGGTCAAGCCCAAGCAACAGCGGCTAAAACAGCAGCAGACGAAGCAAGAATTGTTGCAGCGAATCAGAGAGAAGAAAACTTACGTCAAGCCTTAGCTGGTTTACCTCCTGAGGCAACAGATAAAGATGTTGAAACTGTAGTGCGTCAGTTTGGCAGCCCTGATAAAATCTTTGCCTCTTTGGAACGCCGTCAAAAAGCTGAAGCTGATCGTATTGCTAAAGCTGAACTTGCTCGTGAAAAAGCTGAGCGCGATGCTGCTGAGAAACAACGTGACCGTGAGTTTAAACAGCAATTAGCTGCATTGTCGGCTGCTAATCGTTCTGCATTAACTGATGTTCAGCGTGAGATTGCTCAAACAAGGTTAGATGAATTAAAATCAAAACAGCAAGACAAAGCAGAACGTAAGGAAGCTGCACAGCAGGCAGCACTGACACACGCAACAAAAGTTATTGGTGATGTTACCGATGCTTCTAGTCTTGTTGGTGGAATGACTACAGGTTTAGTAGGCAAGGCTCAGTCGTTTGTTCCGGGTACAGACGCATATAACCTTAACCAGCGACTGTTAACCATTAAAGCTAACCTTGGTTTTGATCGTCTGCAGCAAATGCGTGATGCTAGTCCTACAGGCGGTGCTTTGGGTCAAGTTGCTGTGCAAGAATTGAACGCATTGCAGGCTACTGTTGGTTCGTTAGAGCTTGGTCAAGACAGAAAAGAATTACAAAAAAACTTGAACAAGATTGAACATCATTACTCTAACTGGATTAGGACTACTCGTGGCGAACAGCCGATTTCTTTTGAAGAGTTCATGAAGTCTAAAGAGCCTGCTAAAGCAGCGCCAGCAACTACACCAGCAGTAGGTACGGGAACTTGGTCTATCCGTCCTAAACAACAATAAGGATAAGTAATAATGGCTACTTATATTGTTACAGCGCCTGATGGAAAAGAATATGAAGTAACTGCACCAGAAGGAGCTACACAAGATCAAGTGCTGGCGTATGTGCAGCAGAACTACGCTCAAGCAGGTCAGCCACAGCAACGTTCTTTAGGACAAGACCTTGCCCGTCAGGCAGGTTTAACAGCTAGGGCAGGCATTACAGGCTTAACTGCAGTTCCTGCAATGATGGCTGATCCCATTGCTGCTGTGGCTAATCAATTGGCGGGTCGTAAGGTTATGGAACTTCCTAGTCAAGGGATTCAAAACCTGATGACTGCTGCTGGCCTACCACAGCCAGAAGGAAGCTTAGAACGGGCTGTTCAGACAGGAGCATCGGCAATAGCTGGCGTTCCTGCTCAGGCAGTTTTGTCCGGTACATCAGCGGCACTTGCACCATTGCGTCAAAACATCGGTACTCAAGCCGTTGCAGCAGGTGCTGGCGGTGCAGCCTCTCAGAAAGCTGCTGAAATTGTACAAGAAGCTACAGACAATCCTATTGCTGCTGTTATTGCTGGATTAGCTGCAGGTACGGTTGCTGGTGGTCTGTCTGCTAAGGCAGCATCTTCGGCCACTGCTAAGCGAGAGCCTTTGGTGTCTTTGAACGAAATTAAACGTAGGGCACAACAATCTTATGCAAAGATGGAAGAACAGAATGTGTTTGTTAAGCCTAAATCTGTTCTGGACACTTTAAATAATATTGAGAATCAGTTAGTCAAGCAAAATTTTAATCCTAAATTAGATGACCATAAGCCGGTTGCTCAGGTTCTTGAACAAGTTAGGGATATGGTTGGTACACAACGGGTATCTTTTCCGAAACTTGAACAGATTCGTTCAGCTTTGAATGAATTGAAAAACTCTAAAGAAGCTGCTACAAGAAAATATGCTGGTCAAGCGGTTGCTGATTTAGATAGTTACATCACAAGTTTATCTGGTAAAGATATTATTGCAGGTAAGAATAATTTAGGCGAGGCTGTAAAAGCTGTGCAGTCTGCTCGTAAAGACTGGCGTAACTTATCCCGCGCTTCTGTGCTGGAAGATGCACTGAATGTTGCTGAAGCTAAGGCGCTTGATCCTAAGGCTTCTGAAGGTGAGTTAATTCGTAGACAACTTATCAATCTGGCATCAAGTAAAGACAAAATGAGATTCTTTACTGAGCGTGAGCGTAATGCCATTAAAAGTGTTGCATCAGGGCCAGTAGCTGATCCGTTGTTGTCTTTGTTAGCTCGGTTTAACCCTGAACGTAGTCAGCTTGTTACTGCAGGTACTGCATTTGCAGCAGGTACTAATCCCGCTTTGGCAGCTACTGTAAGCGGTGCTGGTTTTGCTGCAGATAAGCTTCAAAGCGCACTTCGTCAACGTTCAGCCAATAGGTTAATATCGGACATTGCCACAGGAAACTTACCTCAAGTTCCTGCTAACATGGCTTGGAGAGGGATGTTGTCTGGGCTTATGGCTCAACCGGAGGAATGATAAGATGTCTTTATCACAGTCAACCACAGAAACGGTATCTGGAATGGCAGCTAAGGCTGCTGCTCCGGTTACTGTCTCTCTTGCCACAGTATCTGGTTACCAAGTATCGGAGTTGCTCTTATGGGCTACTCTGATCTACACGGTACTGATGATTGCTCATAAAATCTACAACATCTATAAAGACGTAGCAGGTAAGAAATGAATAGGTTAGTCCCAACTTCGTTAGTGCTCACAGCCGCTGTACTGGTAGGCATTGCAGTGGAAGAAGGCTTTGTAGGCCAAGCTTACACACCAGTCAAAGGAGATGTACCCACTATCGGATTTGGGACTACCTCAGGAGTCAAGCAGGGAGACACTATAACCCCGGAAAGGGCACTTGTAAGACTATTCAATGACGCAGATAAATTCACCCAAGCAGTTAAACGATGTGCTCCAGTACCAATGTACCAATATGAGTTTGATGCTTACATCTCTCTCACCTACAATATCGGGCCTACTGCTTTTTGTAATTCTACTCTTGTCAAGAAACTGAACACTTATGACTATGAAGGAGCTTGTAAAGAGATCCTTAGATGGGATAAGTTTAAAGGACAGCCTCTTAAGGGTTTGACACTAAGGAGACAGAGAGAATATAATCTCTGTATGGGAAATGTGGACAGCCATTTTAAATAAAACTGTACTAAAAGTAACACTTTGTGTAATCTTATGTGTAGTCAGTGCCTACTACGGATACAAATACGGCTCCAACAAGGAAGCTGTTAAGCTCTTGGAGTATCAGAATGCTCAAAAGGCATTATTGTTGCAGTTAGAGAAGGACAATAAACAAAAGATATTGTCTTTACAGAAGGATAAAGAGAATGCTATCAAGAATCTTAACAAGCGTCATGCTTCTATCGTTGACAGCCTGCGCCAGCGTCCAGAAAGACCTACCAATCCCGCCACAGAAGCCCCTAGTGCTCCCTCTGTCTGCACAGGAGCAGGAAGCACTGGAGACAGACTTTATAGGCAGGATGCTGAATTTCTTATCGGGGAAGCTGCCAAAGCAGACATCCTCAGACAAGCCTTAAAAGCTTGTAGAGCACAATTAGAACCATAAATAAGTAAGCCCCTTTGGAGTGATCCATCGGGGCTTTTTTGTTTCTATTAAAAGATTACGGTGAGGACAAAGAAGGTTAAGAACAAGTGGATACAAGCTCTTTCTTCAATGTCGTCATCAGTCATCTTATCTTCATCGATATCATCAGGGATCATAAGCGCAGTATCGTGAGAGATACCTACTATGAAGCCCTTAGCCATGCGTACATCAAAGATCATAAACCATCCTCATATTTAGTTTTAGCCACAATGTAGTTCTTTACAAGTGAGCTACGTACAATGTCATCAATGCTGAACTCAAACCGAGAGAACTCTGACATCTTACTAGCAATGTCTAGGAACTTTAACAGTCCAGATTTGTCATCCTTCTTCTTAAGGTCGGTCTGTCGATAGTCACCACAGAATATGATCTTGGACTTGTCACCTACTCGTGTGATGATAGTGTCTAGTTCCTCAAATGTAAGGTTCTGCATCTCATCGACAATCAAGACACTATTGGTGAAAGTAGTCCCTCGAATGAAGCTGGTAGACACAAACTCTACATGGCCTTGCTCTTCTAAGCGATCCCAAGCATCCTTACGTTTGAACAAGTCTGCACAGATTTGCTTATACGGCTGGAGGTACACATCCATTTTCTCATCCACGTCACCGGGAAGGAAGCCCATATCACGACTTTGAACTGCGCTCCTGATGATGGTTACCTTGTAGAAGGGATTACCCTTGTCCAAGACCTCTTCAAGTGCTTTATACAAAGCAATGTATGTCTTACCTGTTCCAGCTACTCCGTGAAGGGCTACGAAGTAGTCCCCACGTTGATAGGCTTCAAAGAACTCTTTCTGTTTGTCTGTCTTCGGTCGGATAACTGCCATATCATCCAGCTTCAACTTCAAACTGTTTGACTGCTTCTCTTTAGCAGTCTCTTTCTTGGCAGGTACCGTAGTCATTATTCACTTTCATCATAATCAGAAGTATCGACATATCTTTTGTCGTAAGAATAGATAAAATCACAAGACTCCCAATCTTTATCTAGTTCTTTTGCTACTCTTTGTGTTATTTCAGTTAAAACATCTACGGCTTCTTTTACAGAATTTGCTGAAAAATGTATATGCAAATAAGTTTTCATTACTCACCCTTATCATCATCCACGACATACGGGACAGTCCGTACTGTAGGATATTTAGCCATGAACTCTTCTCGTGTAATGTCTCGTCCAATCTTGACTTCCTTAAAAGCCTCCCCAGCCTGAGCTAGGGAAGCCTTCAAAGTCACACACGCTGGACAAGCATCCTTAGTGTAGACTACTTTCATATTAACGAATCGGGCAAGCGCCAGAAGCACATTCACTATCGTCCAGACCAATGTCGAGACTATCAATAGAAGTAATCAGACGGGTCTTAGCAACCAACTCATCATACTGTTCTTTAGTGATCTCTTCCAAAGGAGCTTGCTTGAATCCATGCTCGTTGTGAAGCAAGAAAGACAGGCTCTTATGGTTGTTCTTGTAGTTCTTCTTAAGATACTTACGAATCTCCGTAAGCTCTTCTTTACGATAGTACACGGTACACGACACAGAGTTATCGCTCCACACTTCTTGCAACCATTTAACAGTTTCTAGCTGCTGAATTGCTGTCATGTCTTTAGCCAATACTGCATGATCTGGGTGACGGAACGGGAAGGACACAACAACAGTGCTGCGGTCCTCTGAGCCATCAAAGTTTTGCTGGTATTCAACAGGATAGCCATGATCTCGGCAGGTCTGCACAAGAGGATGGTTAGAGCTGATACGAATACGTCTAATCATGTAGCGGGCATAAGCAGGATGACATCCCGGAGTAACACCCGGAAGCAACGATAAAGTCCCGGAGGGTTTAACAGTAGTAATCTTCACTGATGTAGGAAAGCCTTTATCAGCAGAATACTGCTTATCAAACACACGGAGTTCTTTATACACATCATTCAACCATCCTTTTTGTTCCTCCGTAGCTTGTAGGACGCCCGTGACACCAATACCCATACGCATATTTTTATGTACGATCTCTTCAGTAATCTTGAGATGGAACGGAAGAGCGAGCGAGTGCTTGTTAACACGATAGAGAAGCTTGGCAACATCTAGCATTTCCTCTTTAGAAGTAATATTTGGAAGATAAATTTCCGCAAGGCAGCAAGTTTCCCCGTCAGCCAAACTCTGCTCCGCACAGGGGTTGTAACCTTGTACATCGGGATCAGGGTATTCGGTTTCACCAAGCCGTCCAATCTTACGGGATAGTTTGAGGTTAATGAGACCATAAGGCTCTCCTTTTCCTTCATATCCATCCCAGAAAAACTCATGAAGGTCTCCAATGTCGTGACAAACAACGCTGTTGTTGGACATGGCTCGCCAGCTCGGGATATTACCCAAGTCCCATCGTTTAGCAAGCAAATATTCCACATCGTCAGGGTCTCCAATAGCAATTTGAGCACTGCGGCGAACATTACCAGCAACAACAACAGCACCGATAATATTCATGATGTCAAGACAATCCACAGGACGAAGTTTCTTACCTGCCCGCTTTTCTAGGATTTCTCCGATCTTTCCAATACCCCACACAAGGTCTTCAGGGCCACTGGCAGTACCTCCGAATCCTTTAATAGGGGCACCTTTAGAGCGAATTAACTGTGTCGAATAGGTAAACGATTGCTTACCAGACTCGTGAGCCAAGAAAGCAGCTTTAAGCGTCTTACCAAGAAGGGCAACCCATCCCTCACGACTATCAGGGACAATGAAATCAGCATCGGGAACATCAGAACGAACAGGACACTTAAAATCCACATTGACTGGAGGAAGTTTTTCAACATTAGCCTTTTGAATATTATAACCAACACCGGAGCCAAGCATAAGCAAATCCATTGCCCACGTAAATGGCTCAACCGGCTGGTCAACAACTTTAAAAGCACAGTTTTGAAGACTAGCACCACCTAGGCGACCCACAGTGTCTGTCCCAAGCTGCCACAAAAAGCGTCCTGCAACAGTCCCCTTAAGCTCCATCAAGTACTTCTTAAGACGCTGTTGTTCTTCAGGAGTAAACCCAACACCTAATTGAGTATTTGATGCGTTAACGACACGATTAACAGTATCCTCAAATTCTTCTGTGGCACTGTTAGGGTCTGCCTCGTCCAAGCGGCGGGCGTATGTACGCTTGTACGTAATGTAACCAACAGAGCTAAAAGGTGTTTCGTATTTCATAAGTTCAGTCATTATTTCTCCGTTAAATATTTTTTAGCTTTTGCAAGCCATATCAGCATGTGGCATAAGTACACCTAAAACTGCTCATTAATTAACCTTTCTAGTTTCTCTTGTTTGTCTTCTACAATATCTTCAAAACGCTCAACGAGGTCTTCACTAGAGATATTAAGTATTTCTAATAAAGTCACCTCATCGAGCATTATAAGCTTCTCTTTTAGTTCTTCAAACGTGAGGCTGCTCATAGGCTTCACACAACTTATCTAAATACCAGCGCGCTTTCTTTAGGTCTTCTACACCATTCTTGTCCATGAAGCGCATCAGGTACTGCATCATTTGTACGTAGTCTGAAATAAACATACCGGAGCTTTGAGAGCTAATCTTGTCTACCAGCCGTTCAATGACATCGCGTACTTCAATGCCGCACTCTTCAAAAAGCATGTAATGCTTAGGCTTAGACACAACGTCATAGTCTTCACCTGTCATGCCATTAACACCTTCATGCCAAGACTTGACAGCTTCATGAACAGGTTTCCACTCAGGAACAGAGTTGTCCGGCTCATCACTATACATATTCCAAGGAACAAAGTTCTTGTAGTTCTCACAGAGCTTACAAGGGTGTTCTCTGTCTTTGTCATAGTACTTATAGAAGCACGAGTTACATTTATGGATTGTTTGTTCCATATCAGTCCTCAAGCAAATCTTCAAGAATTGATAACTTGTTTTTCTTTGGCCGGGAATTACGTTCGTCCATCTCTTGCTTAATTGCCTCAGCATTTGTTGCCATATGATCTTGTAGTTTTTTAAGCTCTCGGATCAACAGATCAAGCTTCTTATAACGCTCATCAAATTGTTTTTTAGTGCTTACGTTAAAGTCTAAAGTAACTGAACGATTACAATCGCTGATAATGACTTCGCTATAAAAACCACCTCCGTAGGGCCAAATATCGAAAGAAATATCGATAGCCGCTAATCCACGGTCTTTATTCAAAAAGGTACGGCTGTGGATACTTTTAACTTTGGTTTTTGTTTGCATATTTCCTCTGTAGATATTCAATGCTCAAGAACAGTTCATCGAAGTGACCACCTTGTACCTCATTCAGGATAACAAGACCACGCCAATGCCTATTACTAAGCTGATCCATATAACTCTCATCGTGAAGATAATAGCTACCCGCGATAATAGCACAAATAGGCTTACCATCGGCTCTTTTGCCATATGCTACCTGTTTTCCTTGTTGGTGACCTGCTACGCAACTCATATGCAACTTGTTAATGATAGCTGCAGCGGAACCAGCAGGTCTACCCATAGCGCCTACGGGCCAGTAGTGATTAAAGCCCACACCATTAATGAACACAGGGTGCAGAAAAGGATAAACTTCCCAATCTTTCTCATACTCCAAGTCCTTTGTAGAAATCAACCCCTCAAGTGTAGGATTGTTGTTAACGGCTCTATCGATCCTATGCTCATGATTACCAAGCGTCAGAACCATACGAGGCTTGTAAACCTTTTCCTTGTTCTTACGCTGCTTAGACTGCAAGCCACGTAGAGGAGCTAGTAGTTTCTTCATTGCTTCCTTAGCTACTTGAATGTCGGTCTTGTAACGCAAGCCTTCAAAGTATTTAGAGCCTTTGACATCGTGACTGGATAGGCTAGGCATGTCAGCAAAGTCCCCTATGTTAACTACAACATCAGGCTTGTAGTCGCAGATAGCCTGCCCTGCCCATTCAAGATGCTCAGTAGGGACACCCTCTTTAATCTGACAGTCCGGGATTATCAGTATTCTCATCTTCGTCCTTTTTCCAACGAGGGCCGCGCCACTTCCACAGTTCTTCTGCATCATCTAAGTGCAACCACACAGGCTCTTGCACCTTGATCCTGTCCATGATCGGATAGCCATAGACACCTTCAAGGAACTTAACAAAGTCATTCAGGATTTCATCCCACGTATGCTCTGAAGTCTCGATGTGTGTCTTGTACACTTTACCTTCACAGTCCTTGTACTCAAACCCGTAATATTCTTTATCACCAGATTCTACCATGATTGTTCCTTTCAACGGTTATCGCCAGAGCCTTGAATTGTATTCCGCTGCTTACGGCTTTCAAGTTTATCAATGTTCATTTGTGCAATGTCATCAAGCTTAAAACCGAAGTGATTAGCAACACCTGCTACGAACCACAAGACATCACCGGTCTCTTTCTTTACAAATTCAAAGTCAATCTTACCATCACGTTCAAACTTAGCAAAGAGACTGTGCAGTTCACCTACTTCGCTAGACAGCCCAAGCAGCATATAAGGGGCTGTCTTAGCGGTAGGTAAGGCAAAGCTCATGGCTTTTTCTTGATATTCATTCAGTTCCATTTAGCATACTCATTATGTTAGGACAAATCTCAGCAAGTACTTTCTTACACTCTAACGCAACTTCACGATGCTCCTTCTGAGTGCTAGGATCAGTACGAATCTCGATGTAATGTAGCCAACTACGCAGCGTACCGTTCATGTACATCCTACTCATCGTCAAGCCTTCTGGAAGCAATGCACGGGCTTGCTCTTTAGCGATACCTTTCTCAAGAGCCATTTTGTAGACCTGCTCAGCTTCAGCTTGAATGCGCCACTGAGCAGCGTTCCACCAATGATTCAGATACTGGTCATCAGTGTCAAGACTGTTCTGACGATTCTTAGTATCCTGCATTCGGCATTCTCGAACAGCGAATTCAGTAGCTACGGCGTATCGTTGAGAGAACTCTTGGAAGCTGAAGCTACGGTGACGGAGAATCTGTCGTGCAATATCACGAGTAGTCTCGATCTCCATACACACATTAGCCATCTCAAAAGGTGACCAATGCTTATGCTTAACAAGATACTTCAATAGCTTACCAGCAGTATCGTGATTGTGTTGATTCTCTGGGTTACTTACCCGAGCACAGTAGGCAACTTTCTCCTCAATATCAGGAGTTGCCCATACTAGATTAACTTTCATCTTTAATGTCTTCTCCGTTACAGGTTAGCTTCTCACCTTCTCGCACAGCCGCTTTGAGGGCTTCCATGATACCAAAGCTAAGTAATGCTTGTACTTCTTCAGAGGTCAAGTCAAAAGCATAGCAAGCACTGCCATCTTCGTTTTCATGTAATAGCTTAACGTCCATGATTCTACTCCTTAATCCATTCATTAGGAATTACCTTATCAGCAAACTTAAAGCCATGTTTACGACACCAGTCGGCATAGGTTGTCCTAGAAGTCTTACTGATACGCGCTTTGGAGTTACTGAAGACAAACCTAATATCCAGTTCAGGGTGTTGTTCCTTGATCCATAGATGCTTTTGTCTATCAGCTACTAAGAACCTGCCTTTTGACTCCACAATGATGCCGTTAGCAAGTACGAAGTCGGGAGTATAGGTGTGCTTGGATGCTGGCCTGATGTAGTTAATCTTGTACTCTTCATAGGTGTACTCAACTTTAGCTTTATTAAGCTGCTCTGCCAGTCGCTCTTCCAAGCCACTCCTAAACCCGTACTTCTTAGCTACCTGTTCCTTGGACAGCTTAGCCTTCGGTGCCATTGTCTGACAAATCTTTAACAGTCTTATTGAACTGATGTAGCAGGTTACCAAAGTTTTCTACAAACTCCTCGTCATGCTGCATCTTACCCATAGCAAACAAGATTGCATGAACAAGCTCGTGGTAGAAAGTAACCTCAGTTGCCTGTGGTGTCATTCCCGCCTTAATCAGAATCTTATAAGCCATGACATCACAGTGACCTAGATCACTGATGTCTTCACTCATGTGGACTTGCCACTCACATCCTGAGAGGTTGAAGGTGGACACCAGAGTTGGTTCTGTTTCCTTCGTAACCACAGGAGCTGTCCGTTTTCGATTACCCGTGACAACTCCTGCTCGTGTTTGTTGTACATTTCGCATACAGCCTCGTATAGTTCCTGTTCAGTTTTACAATCTTGAAGAGCCTTCTCAGCCTTTTTAGGCCCAATACCGTGCAATCCTTGGATGTTGTCGATCCTGTCACCCGTAAGGATTTGCTTGTAAAAGTTCCTAAGCCCTTCAAACTCGGATACATAATATCTCTCATCTTTGACTGGATTGTAGTGCCACCCTTGAAGCTGATCTAGGTCTTTGTCTACATGCACAATCCAGCACTTATCAAGTCTTTCAACGGACTGTATTGCTACAGCATCGTCTGCCTCTTCACCGTCTGTAATCACTGCTCCGTGTCGTTTAACAAGGTGCTCTCTAAGTGCCTCATAGTGTATAGGCCTCTTAAGATCAACCCTGTTACCTTTGTACGGAACAGTGACTGCTACTTCTTCTCTGAAGTTACCTTTGCCTGTCAGATAGGCTTGATAGTCATCCACTTTCAAGTTAATGAACAGGAAGTCTTCAAGCCACTCTGTTAGCCGTGCCTTTGCGATCTGTAATGGTTCTTCTTCTGTAGTGAAGCCAACCCTGTACACCATCACGTCAGCATCGACTAAGGCGTAATCTAATTTAACTTCAGAGGATGTCGTCATCTTCGTCATCAGCACCGGAGCCTTCAGGATTGTATTCCACAAGCTCAGTGATGATAAGTTTCTTCACAGACGGAGCAGCACCGAACTTAGAAGACATCTTGTGACGGTAGCTGCTAATCAAGGCTTGCACTTTAGTGCCGTTACCGATCTTGTCAATCGACACAGGATTACCATCACTGTCCACAGGTTCAAAGACAAACTTGGACTTGGCTACGATATAGTTACCCATAATGTCTTTGTTCTTGATGTTAATGCCAAGCTCTTTCAAGGCTTCGGCTGCTTTGTCACTCAAGTTGCCGATGGTGCACTCATACTTGGTGTTGTCATCGTTGAACTTGGTATTGAACTCTTTCATCCAGTTAGCCCAGAAGAGCTGACCTGCAATTTTAACGGGTTTATTGTCCATGTTTATTCCTTAAATACGCGATAATGCTGTTTTGCTGTGTAGTAAGCGTCTTCTGCTTCTTGGTAAGTATCAAAAGCACCTATAAAAACTTCTTTATAGTTTACACAGATTCTAGCACGATATTTACCTTTTCTAAAATCTACACAAGGTTTTCCATTGTTTTGAGCGTTGCTCAGATGATCCGCTTCTCTAAGGTTGTTCCATCTATTATCCTGTTTATTTCTGTTGATGTGGTCTACTAGCTTTTCAGGAAATTTTCCTTTCATGAATAACCAAGCTAGTCGATGAGCTAGATATTTCTTTCCTGCAACCCTTAGACATAAATAGCCCCTTGAGTTAGGAGAGCCAAGAATTTGTCCTTCTTTTCTTCCTCCTATTGCTCCTTCTTTGTTGCACGTAAAAATACCTGTTTTAGGATTATACGTGACTAACCTTTTCAGCTCTTGCTGTGTTAAGTCCATTTCATTTTCCTTTGTGTTAAATTAAATCTCTGTCTCTCCAGAGTGTCACTGATTGTCTATCAAAAAGAACCCCATAGCAGTCAAGGCCGTTTGTTAATGCAGCGTTAGTGAACGCTTGGTGAGACTGGAGGGACTCGAACCCTCACGCACAAGGCGGCAGATTTTAAGTCTGCTGCGGCTACCGATTACGCCACAGTCTCGTTAATCTATACCTAATATTGTAGCACACTTTCTAGGTTTGTCAATGGGTTTCTTTCCATGACTTACCTATCTTGTACTCTCCATCAAGAGGACACCGTAGCTTGAAGTATTCTCCTGCTTCAATGATTGACATTCTAGCAGCTTTCCCTGCCTCTTCAGCGATCTCAGGAGGACACTCGAACTGGAATTCATCGTGTACATTAGCGACTAGCTTCACAGGCCACTTATTAGCCTTGATCTTGTCGTAGAAGATACACAATGCTTTCTTCATTACGATAGCGCCTGCTCCTTGTAAGAGGCTGTTAAGTGCTGCGTGTTCACTTCGCACCCAGATACGTCTTCCGTCAAGTCCGGGAACCCACCCTTTAGAGGATTGGGAGGCCACTCTTTTAAGGAGGGAGGCAAGGGCTGGAGTTTGTTGGAGGAATTTTCGTTTAAGTCTTTCACCATCTTTAGCAGTTCCTCCAACGATGCTTCCAATTTTAGCATCTCCAGCTCCGTAGAGAAAGGCATAGATGAAAGTTTTGGCACTATCTCGGGTAGCCAATCCAGCAGCTCGTTGGTTGACCGTGTGTACATCTGTACCATCTTTAGAGCTACCTTCTGTAACTGTTCTGACATAGTCATCATCTTTCATATAGTGAGCAAGCATACGAAGCTCCAGACCTGAAGCATCACAGCCTACCAAGACATTACCATCTTCAACAGACCAACACTCACGACACTTATGTCCATAGACAGAACCTGCATTAGGAATCTGAGCCATGTTAGGGCCGCTGTGCGTCATCCTGCCTGTCACTGCCCCGTTGGTAATGACCTTACCGTGTACCCTGCCGTCATCCTTCACAGCCTCTAACCAGCTTTCGATCTGGGCCACACGCTTTTGGAGCATCAGATAGTTTCGGATCAGTGTGGCTACTTCTTTTAACTCTTGTTTGTTGTTTGTGTACATTGTTCGGACAAATCTTCCATGTAAACTTTACGAACAATTTGAGAGGCTACGCCATAGTAATTGTGATGTCCTCCGTGATCTTTGACTTTCTTGTGCTCTAGTTCTAACACCAAAGCAGCGTGTCGCAAACCAGCATAGAAACCTTTATTGAACTGCTTACGTCTTTGCTCTGCTGCTTCTGCGCCTTTATCGGTAACAGGAACAGCGTAAGCCTCAGACCTTCTCCATGCTTGGTACGCTCTTGTACCTTCACTACCTTCTTCTTGTTCGTCCCAATGTGTGATAGCATTCTGCATGTTGGTGATAGTCTGAGACTGTTGTTTAGCAAGTTCCGTAAGTCGGTAAACTTCTTTGTGATAAGCGCGTATGTTATCCATAGTTACTTCCACCAAAGCTCCCGGTTTTAGCCAATCAGGGTTAAAATTAATGCACCCGGCAGGCAGCAGCGCGGTCATGGTTTCTTTATTTCTCTGCTCGATTTCAGGAATCGGTTGACCTGTATAAAGCACCTCACCAAAAAGATCGTCTACATTCATTACTTTCTCCTTAAAATCATCACATTTACGTTTGTAACCCCACGACTTCGTGTCAACAGCAATAGTAGGAGAGAAAAATTTAGGTTTATGTCCCTTATCGCAATGAGGCCAATCAGGATAAGTAAAATGTAAGCACTCATCACACTGTCTTGTGGGTGTGCTCATTTGTCGCACTCCTTAATAATTTGATCTAGTACAGACTCATCAATTATCGGCTGTCCAGTTTCTGTGAACTGTTTAGGCTTCCATCCCAATTCTATCAGCTTTTCTCCAATCTGCTTACGAGAGCCGGGATTAAACGTGATGGTCTCAGGTTTAAGTTGCTTTCCTGTCTTAGCGGACACTCTAGGCACCTCGTATGGAGGCCATCTCTCTTGCATTTGCTCATAGATGACAGCCAACTTTCCTTTGATCTCAGTAAGGAGGGAAACTGCATAGGGCACATCGAGTTTGAATCCATTACGTTCTTGCTCCGCTATGATAGCTGCTACTTTGTGTTCCAAGTCAACACTATCTTGTGAAAACTGTTTCTCATTAAGATCATTGCATAGTTTAAGATACAGTCGAGTAGATACTTCAACGTCCCTAACACAATAATGATCCATAAGAGGCTCATGGGGTTCATCAAAGCACTGCCCATCATAGTCCTGTCGTTTATTGTTTAGCCACTGCCATACACCTGCATAGTCAATCTTCCCGATCCCGAGAGTCTTTCCCCAACTTTCCAGACTGTGGCCCTCTGGTCTGCTCGGATCGAGTAGCCTGCTTACCACTAGCGTATCGAAGACTTGACTCAAACGTATCCTCAAATTCCATAGCCTGTTCAAGTGATAGGCGTCGAAGGCGATGAGATTGTGCCCGACTATCAAGGAAGTGTCCTTTAAATACTCCTGAAGGGGCTTTGCTGCTTTCCATAATCTTGTTTCACCTGTGTCAATGTCTTTAGTTACTACTACCCAAATCTTGGTCTGTGTTAGATTTGTCTCGATGTCGAGCACTAATCTTTTCATGGTCTGCCTTCAAAGTTTCATACTGGTGGATCAACAACTGATACTTGTCTTGCAAGTCATAGTATTGTTCCTCCAATTCTAGCAGTCTTCCTGCGATGTTGTCAAGTGTCCACATACATTTATTTAATGTTTAACCAAAGACCAATCTGTGCAAAGGCATATCCTGTCCAGATCATTCCGTTAGAGACTTCACCTTTGCTCCACTGAAGCACACCGACAATAGCATAGCCTATACCTGTGGCTCCTACAATCACATGCTCTACACTCACGATTCATCATCCTCCAAAGGCCAGTAATACTCGCAATCGTCATCCTTACGAGGCGAAGCTACAAAGTAACTCTGCCAGAACTCATCTTTGTTCGCAGTAAAGCGATAGCATTGTTCCTTCTTAGGACACGTACCGTCCCTACACATAGTAATATCAGCCATTAGTCGTTCTCCTCTTTAGTCAACGGTTCATCCTTGATAGGATTCTCTTTAGGTCTTTGTCGGAATATACGCTCCCATCCTTCCTCGTAAGCCTTCTGATCTTGTTGCTTACGTGGTGCATCTCCTTTACCACCATCACTCATTTTCATAAGCTAATTCCTTGACTCGTCTATTTTACAATGTTTCTTCTTGTTCTTCGATCATACGCCCTGAATGAAGATCATATCTCAGTGTGAGGGCGGGTCCGGTGGCCCCTGAATACCTGTTCTTTGCAACAGCCACTTTAGTCCTGTGTCGCTCTTGCTCATTTTCAGCCATACTGTTCCGTTCAAGTGTAATGACTGCATCGCTAAGCTGTGCAATAGCCCC